GTTGCAGCCTTGGTTAAAGGGCATGCCGGCTCCAGTGAAGCTATTCGCAAACTGCAAGATGATTTTGGCGACGACCCTGCTTTCGAGATCGTTGCAATTGATAACTCCCGTGGCCCAGATAATGCAGAAGTTGCGCCACTTGCAAGTATCCCTCGTGTTAATGTTGAGGGGTTGAAAGAGAGGTTAAGAGATGTCACCAATGAAGAGTACGAAGCCGGCCGAATCAACGGCATCATCAGCAGAACCACGCTCGAAAGCTACACGCCCGGTCCCGGAAGCACTGCGACTGAAGCTGCACCGGCTGAAGGCCGGCGTAGAGAAGGCGTTCAAAGGCGGCGCGAGCTTGGCGGAGAGCGAGACACCGTAAGCTTTAGCCAGCGCGGCAAAGAGACCGAAGGCTGGATTCTTAGCCGTGATGAGCTTGGCCGTTTCCGTTTCGGTGCAGGTGCGAAGGCATACAATCTGGCCGCCAATATAGCTAATAATGTTCTCGACCGTATTGGCTTGAAGCCAGTGAGTCCTGAGCTTGGCCGTGCAATGCGCAAGATGAAAGCCGAAGTCGAACGCGCTCAGAGGTTGACCGTTGACGTGGCCAGCAAGATGAAAGAGCTGCCAGAGCAAGAGCGTCAGATGATCAGTGACATCATCGAAGGCGAGCTCAAGCGCGGATCAAAGCCGGCCAAGCATGTGCTCGAGCTGGCCGCATCAATCCAATCAATCATGTCAGAGCAGTCCGCTGAGCTTGTCCGTCTGGGCATGCTATCACCCGGCGCCGCTGGTCGTTGGGACGGTAAGTATCTCCCGCGTTTCTATGAGCAAAAGCTTGGCGATGAAGTCAAGTCATGGGCAAAAGCCGCTAAAGCTTTGTTCGGCCGGCAGAAAACGATGCAGGGTATTGGCGGCTCCAGTCTCAAGTCTCGAGGCATGTTTGAGAACGTACCGGTCGAGGACCTGCAAGACTGGCTAGACGAAGGCTGGGAAGTTCGGGATGAGGCATACGACCCGGCGACCGACGAGGTGGTCACAGTCTGGCGCGATTACACGCGCAAAGAGCGTGACGACATGGGCGAGATTCGGGACGCAATGTTCCGCTTCGTGATGGGCTACAGCAAGTCGCAACGAGACATTGCTCTTGGCCGCCTGTACGAAAACCTCGCCAAAGACTACGCCAGCAAGAAAGAGCAGCCGGGTTATATCCAAGTGCCGACGACTAAAGTCGAAGACACGATGGCTCGTCGTTACGGCAAGCTTGCCGGTATGTGGGTGCCGGCTGAGATCATGGACCACCTGTCAGGCTTTGACAATAATCAGCAAACAGAGCTGATCAAGATGTACCTCAAGGGTATGTCGATGTGGAAGGAAGGCAAGACCGTCCTAAACCCTGTGTCACACGCGAACAACATCCTGTCCAACTTGACGATGGCGCACTTTGCTGGCGTCTCATATTGGGACATCGGTAAATACGCAGGCGCAATCCGTGACTTGGTTAAGAACGATCCGATGGTCGATGAGGCTTTAGACGCTGGCCTGTTCGGCGGCACGTTTAACCGCGCAGAACTTCTGAACGAAATGCCAGAGCAGCTAAAAGCTTTGGCTCAGGTCAGTGAGTCTAGGCTCAAACGCGGAGTCGATACAGTCTGGAACGCAATGTCGTGGTTTGTTCGTAAGCCAGCGGCCAAGGCTTACCAAGCTGAGGATACTTTCTTCCGCTACCTGATTTACCGCGACGCTCGCAAACGTGGGATTAGCGTCGATGACTCGATTGAGTTCTCGCAGCAATTCTTGTTTACGTATGACAACATGCCGAAGACCGCTCGAGCTTTGCGCGACTACACCTTGCCGTTCTTCGCATATACCTACAAGGTCGTGCCGCCTTTGGTCCGAACAGCACTAGAGACGCCTTGGCGTTACGCTGCTCCAGCCGGTGCCTTGTACACGGTCAACGCATTAATGTACGCTATGGCCGCGTCTCTTGGCGGCGGAGAAGATGAAGACTGGTGGACCGTTATCCGCCGGTATGTCACCGACCCTGAGTTTAGAAACCGTGCAAAAGAGTTCGAGTCCGAAGAGCGTAAGAACCTGCCAGACTGGATGAAGGGTTACAGCGCAACTCTCGGCACGCCGAAGGCGATCCGCCTCGGCATGGACGACGTGACTAACCTGCCTCTGTTCCTTGATGTTAGCCGCGTATTCCCGGGCGGAGACTTGCTCGATGCGCATGCGAACGCTGGCGGTGTTCCACTACTACAACCGATAACACCTAGTAACCCGATCCTTAATACGCTTGGCGTAATGCTTTGGAATAAAGATTCGTTCTTCGGTAAAGACATCGTTGACAAGTCAGACACCAGCGCAGAGGCCGGTCAGAAACGGGCCAAGTGGATGTGGCAGCAGTTTGCTCCAGCGGTTGCAATTGGTAACTACCATTGGGACCGGGCGATGAACGTGATCGCCAATACCACTGGCCAGTCTGTGCTTGGCTACACCGGTGTTGATAAAGGTGGCCTGCCAGTGCAGCCGGGTTATGCCTTAGCAAACACGGTCGGTATCAAGATCAAGCCTGTTGACCTCGAGCTGTCTGAGGAAATTAGCAAGTCTGAGCGCAGCAAGCTGGTACGCGAGCTGGAGATGAAGATCAAGCGCATCAATAGGCTTGAAGGGTCCGGCGCCGTGACGGAAGAAGCGGCCGAGAAAGAACGTGAGACGCTCCAAGAAAAAAAGAGCCGTCTCAAAGAAGGACTAACTGTCGAAGGCAAAGAACCTAAGTAATCAGTTCTCGCTCATCAGGTAAATCGCTGCGCATATCGCAGCGCAGAATACCCCGAGACCGACTAACGTCGAGCCTAAGATAAATAGAAGAACAAGGTAGTTCATGACTGATCTGCCAGTTTTTTTATCTTTGCTATTGTCATCCCGGTGGCGTCATGGATGGCAAGAATCGTAGCCGCTGAGACAGGCAGTATTTTATTTCGCATGCGGCTAACTGTCGGCTCAAGAAGCCCAATCGCTTCAGCTAAGCCCGCATTGTTTTTTAGGTTGTAAGTCTTAATCAAATAGTCAAACAACACATGGTCCTTGCTTGTTGACCTGCCTCTTTTTCTAAGGGGCTCTGTCATCTCCGTTGCTCGTATAATCATTTCTTTTCTCCTGTAATTTTGTCTTTGATGCTGCGAGGTACGCGTGGTTTCGGACACCAGCCTAAACAATCATCAGTCCAATTACCCACGATCAGCACGCCACCGGGATTCAATAGCAGCAGGCTGACCGCACGCGGAGGTGGGTCAATATCAGGGTCTCTAAAATACAACTGATCAGTTGTTACTTGAGCGATCATTACGTCTCTCTATTATTTTCTGCCAGCATTCACCGCATTTCCAGCGGCGCGTTAATCCATCTCTACTATGTATCCACTCACCGCCTGTACGCAGCGGCCGCCGTGAAGCGCAGTGGGTGCAGAACCGCTCACCTGTAGACAGGTCAACTGCCCGTGTCATCTTTACTCTGTCCATCATCTTTTACCCAATATTTAATTTCAACAAGCTGCGCACATTCTCGAAGCTTTGATACGTTCGTGCGCTTCATTACTTCCAGCGCAATGGCAACGAAGGTCTCAATCTCTGCACGCTCTTCATCGCCCCATCCAATCAATTCCGCAACGCAAGTTTTAAGTCTTTCGTCTTTTAGTTTGGAAATTGTTTCGACCAGATACTCGAGCTCCTCATGCGGTACGGCGGCACGCTCTTGCAGCAAATGTCGCATGCGTTCCGCATAAGCAGCGATGAAGTTTCCGTCTGGTCGAATACGTCGCATATTAATTATCCTTTTTCACGCGGCAGTTTTTAAGCCACGCAATAACATCATCCTCAAGCCACAGCATCTTACCGCTGCCGGGTATCTTAATTCTTGGCGGTAAGGATTCTGGCCGACGCCTGCCGTCGACTTTAATGGTCTCTACGGTTTTGTGCAATATTGGAGCTAAGTCTTCCGGTGACAAAACTTTGGGTAAAGTCATCGAATATTCCCTTCAAGTCGGCCTGCGACAAGCTGCGCATAGCCGGCGATATCAACCCATGAATCAGCATAATCTGGGTCACCGTTCAAAATGCGAGCGATCTTATGGGCAATCATCTCGAGCGCCTCACGTTGATCACTATCCAATCGGTTCCAGCCTTCATGGACTTGCATCTCGAATTTAAGTTTTTGCGATATGCCTGCATGGTTCTTAAACAGTCCGTACCTTACTCCGCGCTCACTCAGAATTGCATCTACGTCGCCCATCAATCAATCTCCTTCATGTAGTACTGCGTCTCAAATCCATCGCCTCGTAACGGTAAGCCGGGTGCCCATGAGACAGGCCGGCCCATCACTTCCTCGGCTGTCTTCACGTTCCTTGGCCCGTCGATCAACTCCTCCATGATGATTTCGTCATGCACGGTCGTGAGCTGGGTGTATCCCTCGTCGTCAAGGGCAAGCATGGACTCGGCAAGAAGGTCTCTTGCAATCGCCTGAGTAATGTTCTCTACCAGCTTGCCGCCGTAGGTCGAGAGTCTGGTCCACTGCTTTGTCTTCTGGTCCATCCCCTCGTATGTGAGAGACCCTGCCCGCGC